TTATTTATTTGATAGTACTTTACCCATATTAGTAATTGCTGCATTTACCTCCTGTTTCATTTCATCTGTTACATGAGTGTAAATTGCAAGTGTAGTACGTGGCTCATTGTGGTCAACACGTTCCATAATTGCTTTAAGAGGAACATTAGATTCAGCAAGAATAGAAATATGAGTATGTCTAAAGGTATGGGTGCTTACTGGTTTAGGAAACCCAAGTTTTTTTATAGTACGATTTACATAATTTAGATCATATGGCAAGCCACCATCCGTAACAAAGATATAACCGAGGTCAGCAAATTTAGATTTCCATAGTCGCCTTACTTGATTGGCGGTTATAAAATGATTAATAATCTGTACGGCCCTTGCATCCAATTTTACTTTACGGATAGAATGAATATTCTTTGGTGGAAGGCGCATAGTAGGGTCAGGAAAGCTACCATGATTAGATAAAGTTGCATTTACATCTATTTCTGCATTTTCTCTATCATAATCTTGAGTGCGCAATGCTACCATTTCACCAAATCTAAGACCAATTAAAGATTGAAACTCACATAATAGGGATACATGATGATTAATAGCATCTAATTGTGATAGCAAATCTTTTAGCTCATCTTTGGTTAGGAATTTAGAACGTTGTTTCTTGATGCGGTCTACATTAGCTACTGGCTTTTGTAATTCGATATTATCTAAGAATGAAATATCACGAATATATTCTATGCGCCTTGCATATTTTAATGATTGTCTAATAAGACTAAGGGCCAGTTTTATATAGTTGTAGGAATATTGGCAAGCGAATTTATCAAACGTACTTTGGATAATGTATGGTGAAAGTTTAGAGAGTAATATATCAGCAGGAAACCATTTCATAATCTGTTTGTGCAGATTATCCATACTATATTGTGTAGATGATTTTCTAAAGGCACGTTTAGATTCTAAATATTCAGATACAACATCATTCAATGTCATATCTTTGGCAATATCTGTATTAGTGGCCAAATCAATTTTATTTTGTAATTCAGCTTGTGCGATTTTGTAAGCTCGCCTACTATTACTATTTAATTTAACAGATATTTTTTTTGTTTTACTGCTATACGAATCTATATAACGTTCTTGAAATTTATACTTAGTAATACCTGCTTTGGTAGTTACAGTTTCACACTATATAAATACCTCCTAGGCTAAAAAATGGTATAGTAAATAAGCCTTAGAGGTATGTTATAATGTAAATATGCGGTGTCTCTAAGGCATCTATCCTCTATCTAGTAGTAGCTAGATGGAGGATTTTTTATTTTGTCTAATATTTTTATATATATTGGACTATTAAAAAATATAGTCCAATATAATGAGATATATTGGACTATAAAAATATATAGTCTAAAAAAGATTAAAATATTAGACTTAACTATCTATAATACTTAATAATTTTGGACAAACAAATGTTCTGTTTTTAGCTTTATCTGAACTAATTAAAATATCTTGATCTACCATTTTATTTAAAAGTGTAAATACAGTTTGCTTACTAGCATTGATTTCTTCGATAAGTTGTTTACTTGTAAATATAGGATGCTGGAAAATAAAGTCTAAAATTGGGATAAAGTAATATGATTTTATAGAATCTCCTAAAGATTTAAATTGCTCATATAAAGATAAGATATTTAAAGCTTTTTTTGTATTGTTATGAGATTCAGTAATTATGCCATTTAGGAAGAAATAAATCCAAGATACCCAATTATTATTTTTAGAAATATTTGCTAAATTATGAATGTATTCATCACGATTCCGTTCGAAGTAAGAACTCATATAGAATATAGGAGATGGAATTATTCCACGGTAATAAAAGAATAAAGGAATTAGTAATCTGCCTATACGACCATTCCCATCTTCAAATGGATGAATCATTTCAAATTGTGCATGAATAATAGCAGCTTGAATTAATGGATTTATCTCATCATAGTGTAAATACGTTTCTAGATTAGACATATAAGAATCTGTTAGTTGAGGGGAAACTGGGGTATAAGAAATAAAATCATAGCCACCAATATAGTTCTGTAACTTTTTAAAATCCCCTGGATGTTTAGTAGAACCACGAACATTATCTAGGAGAATGGCATGCATTTCTTTAATAATTTTTATTGTTAATGGTTCTTTACTATTAGGATTTGACAATTGATTATATGGTGAAATAGTATCTAATGCATGTTTTAATGCAGAACGATAATTGAGGATTTCTTTTAACTCATCATCCTGAATATCAGTTTGGTTACCAGCTTCATGATTAAGAATATCTTCAAGCGTTGCGTGAGTACCTTCTAGTTTAGAAGATAATACAGCCTCTTGTGTAGTAATAGGTGATAAAAGCAAAACAGGATTAGGCGTATTCACTAAAAAGCCTTTATATTCACCTAGAGCCATATTTGCTTCTGAAGATAATTTAATTAACTCAGGAGTGAGTAAATTAAATGTATCAAAAGGTAAACGTTGAGGTTCGTGTGGTGGAGGTGCAGACCTACGTAATTCTGCAAGCCTTTCATCAGTAATATTAGACATAAAAGTTATCTCCTAAAAAATAAGAAAAACTAAGTAAACAGTAATTATTACAAAACATGATGATAAAAATCAATAGTTTCTAACATATCATCTGTAAGTTCTTTTCACCTTACCATATATTCAATAAGATTAAGATGTTGATTTATATGGAAATCATCATTAATGATATGCAGCAATTCATGTCTAATTTCATTACGCATATCTTCAATAGACATATTTTTACGGATATAAATATTGTGAACACCTTCATCTTCCCCAGTAGATGAAATAGCTTTCACAGATGGAATATCACACTCAATAATATTAACAATCAAAATAATATCCCCTCATAATAAATTATTTATGTTTCAGATTGAGAAGTTCAATATATTCTACTGCTTTTGCCATATTCTCCTTTGAAGTTTCACGTGATGCGGAGAATAAAATACGCATTTCTGGGCGAGTACGAAGCATTTCAGCATATTCTGCAGTTTCAGAATCAAGGTAGTAACCTTGTGGCGTATCATCTTTATCCCAACCGATTAACCATTCTGGCTTTACTTCTAATATGGGAGCTAATCTATTAATAAAATCAATAGAAACACTAGCGATTTTACCAGATTCATATCTTTGCATATTACTTTCACTAATACCTAATCTTGCTCCTAGGTCAGCTAATGTTATGCCTTTTTGTTTTCTAATAGCTTTTATTCTTTCTCCTATTTCTTTGTTTATTGTATTTCTTTCATCGGTACTCATAATATGCCTCCAAATAAGAATCGCCCTTACAAAAATATATTATAATAAACTTGAATAAAATTCAAGAAAAATTATAAAACTTTTATAAAATCTTGCATAGAATGGTTGACAGGTTTTTCTAATAGGCTTATCATGTAATCAGAAACTTGCATGTAGGGCAAGAAAAGTGAGGTGAAAAGATGAAACTAGAAAAACTGAAAGGATTGTCAGTAGAACATAAGAAAACATATGCAGATTTAGCAGAGTTATTAGGTGTATCTATTACAACTATTAACAGTAAAATGAATGGGAAAACACAGTTTGATGTAGTAGAGGCTACAATGATTAGTGATTGTCTTGGGTTAGACTACTCTAGTAGAGTAGATATTTTTTTACACAATAACTTGCATAATATACAAGTTATAAATTAGAAGAGATGAAATAAAATTAAAAACTCATTACAAACACATATGGAAAATAAGTCAGTAGAGGGAGAGCAAAGAAATATCAATAGTGTAAAAGAATACACATTAAAAATCAAAATAGATACAACTGAATTAGATGAAGCAATCAACAAGCTTAAGAAGATGAATAAGTTAGTAGAGAAAATAAAAGCACACCAAATTGTATGGTGTGTTTTTAAGAAGATTATTAAAAACCAAGTTTTTGACTTACATATTGTTCTGCAGCAGTATCAACTATTTCTTCCCAAGATGTAAAGCTTGAATGCTGTGAAACATAGATATCCCAATCATTATCTGGAATATCTTCAAACGATTGAGTGAAACCGCTAGCTGATAAGAACTCACCAAAAGAACTGTAGTCAGTGTGTTTAAACATAAAGTCACTAGTAAAGAGTTCATCAAAACTAAGACTATCAGTTTTACTCATTTTAGAAAGATTATCTTCCATTTTGGAAAGATGGGCCTTTAGTTCATCAAATCCATTAATTTCAAATTCCACGTAATTACCTACTTTCAAGCTAATTATAGCACTAAGAGAGGAAATAAAAGGGGGAGTATAAATGAATAAAAAAGAAGAGCCACATAATGCGGCTCTTATAAAAGGTATTGCTATAAAGTTTGCATTTCTTCTTATGAAGGTGATGGCAACTCTAATTGTTTTAGCAATCACAAATAAACTTGCTATTATGGCTGGGAGTTTAGATAAGTCAATAATGTTTTTATGTGGCTATATATTCGGGCAATACATGATGAAGGATTGGAATGAGATCATACCCAAAGAATTTCAAAAGGAGTATGGACCAATAGATTAGTTGAAAGAAAAGATTAACTAATTTCATTGCTTTTAATTCTGAATTAAGACCTAAAAAAGTAGTCAATCGCTTTGGCAACCAAACAAAGGATTCAATCCAATAAATAGGGTTAATACATTGCCGTACTTGAAATTTATAATATCCTATTGCCTCTTCCATTGTTTGTAAAATTGCTGAAGCAAAATCTTCTCGTCTAGATGGGAATTGGTCCATAACATAAGCCTGACCATTAGCGATTTGTCCGTAACCAAGTGGTTGACTATAAGCAATCATTTTGGGTGGGACAACAGCAACTAAGCTTAATATTTCGGATTTGTAATGATGAATATTAAACGTTATTTTAGATTTAGCAAGCCATTCAACATATAAATTACATATTTTGTTAGTTCTATACCACTTATAAAGGTTAGTTAATAAAACAATACAAATTATGCCAAAAAATATAAGGATACATGACACTAAATCAAAACTCATATAATCACCTCTTTTCACAGGATGTGCAAAAATACGTTATCAAATTAAAATCACGTAATTGAGCGATACCAGAGGATTTCGCTAATTGAAGCATTGGGTTATTAGCTACATTTTGAGCTAATGCAAGAGCTCCTTGAATTGTTGATTGAGTTTCAAATACTTTTGCGAATGCGTTATTTTCTGATTCTTTAATCATAGAAATAACTTTATTTGTATTTTTAAGAATTTCTAATTGTGGTTGGACCACCAAGATGTTATCGAAAAGGCTTTTTATCCTTTACTTCTACTTGTTACCAAGTAGTTCAGCATATGTCATTATCCTATCAAAAAACATTATACATGAACAAATGATGAAAATAAAACAAAGAGGTGAAATCACATGAAAGAGAAAAAGTAAAATGCCCCAAATGTAATGTGGAAGTAATTGATGGAAACTTCTGCGAACATTGCGGGTGAAATTAAAAGAAGAATGTGATTGTTGGGTGTTAAAGAGAAAATACAATTGCAGTTCAGATACATGCAAAGGTTATAAATTGTTTAAAGGAATTAAGAAGGTTTAGTAAAGATGATTATCAAGATTGAATTAGATAAAGATTTAAAACTAATGAAGTAATTAGTATTAATGTAGTCAAGTCAAAAAATAAAGTTATTAAAGGCAAATTATTTGAAGTAGATAAAATCAGAAAAGGTGGAATTAATAAGAAAGGGCCAATCTCAAAATAGATCAGCGCTAATTATTAATTAATGGTGTAACGTTTCCAAGGAATTCGGCTTGGATGAATACTGCTTAAGAATTTTACTATGTCTTTACGCCCATAATATTGAGGTACACCATGAATATCTTGTTCCATTAGTACGGTGGGGATATTACCAAAGAAACGAGAAAAGTAAGAAAATGCATCTTTTTTCTGTAAAAAGTTTGCCAAGGTGCCACGTTTTACAACGGCAATTGCAAAAGTAACACCTTGTTCTTTTATTACAGCACCATCAAATGTAGTAGACATATAATTACCTCCTTTCAGAGTAATTATAGCACTAGGGAAAGCGATACAAAAGAGAAACAAATGGAAGAAATTAAAGAAAAATTACATCAAGTAATTTTAAAAAGATTAGACATGGCAATAAATGAAACAAATTATACAGATCCATATATTGTTTCATACATTGAATTATACGAAAGTTTAGAAGAAAAGAGTGTTCCACAACAAGCAGAACACTCTAAATAATTAATCTTTATTTAGTTGTTTGTGATATTCCTTTAGTGCTTCAACGATTGCAGCCGTAATAGCGCTAGGAACATTATTACCACTTTGGATTGTTAGTGTATGGGCACGAGCAATTGCATCGATTTTAGAAAAGTCAATTTCCATATACTTACCTTCTTATGAGATGAGTATAGCATGAGTGATAAAAATTGTAAGAGGTGAAATAAAATTGAAAACTCCATTATAAACACATATGGAAAATAAGTCAGTAGAGGGAGAGCAAAGAAATATCAATAGTGTAAAAGAATACACAGTAAAAATCAAAGTAGATACAACTGAATTAGACTATGCAGTTAAAAAGCTTAAAAGACTTAATAAGCTAGTAACAAAAAATAAATTGTCACGTGTAACAGTTAACACACATGGCAATTTAGACGAAAAGAAAATTATTGAGCTTATAGGCAAGTGCCAATTGAAATAGAGAAGGTGATTATTAATGCTAACGATTGAAATAGAAAGATGAATAAAATGCAAGGAGATAAATTTAAGAAAACTTATGAGAACGCATCAAAAGACAAAAGAGAACTAGAACTTGCACTTATAGAGTTAGAAGAATTAGGGATTAAAGTTGATGTAGTTTATTTATCTGATAAAGAAAGATAGGTAAGGAGTAGTTATGGAAAGTGTTCAACCAAAGTATGTGCCTATTAGCACATTAGCTAAGATATGGGGGCGCAGCAGAATGTATATATACAGAAGAGTAGATATAATCCGCAATGAAGGAAAGTTCAATGAAATATGTATGCAACTTGGATCACAACAAATACTGGTTCATGTAGATAAATTTGAAACATGGATGAAAAGCCAGAATATGAAGTGGTTAAAGGGGTATAACAATGAGAACCAAGTTAGACATTATCAATAATATTCAGTTGATGTTATGGGGAATGATTCTAGGACTATGTGGAGGCATAGAGTTTCTACATGGCTAGAATATATTATTAAACGTTTTGATGATGATACTAACAGGGGCAATCATATTCCTGTTAAGTGCATTAAAAGGGGTGATTATACATGAAAACAAAAGGGAAAGGTCTATCACTGTTAGGAAGGTATCTAAAGTTCAATGAGACAGAGGTCAATGAGTTAAGAGAAAAAATTAAAAATATTACTTATAACCGCTTTTAG